AGGCAGTCTTTTACCGCTATGATCGAAGCTATAGTGCAAGGTGATGATGTCTTAATGTCTATGAATGATAAAATTCGAACGTATTTCACACCGGACGGCATCAAGCAATGTATGCGCGAAAGAGGATACGTTGTAACGTCTGATGACAAATCCAGAGATATTGGATTTGCCTCACTTAGCGAAGCTTCCTTTCTTAAAAGAGGCTTTAATTTGGAACATGGAACCGTCCATGGTAATTTATCTTTAGAGACCATTGTTAACACTCCTTTATGGAGTAAAAGTGGCGACTATTATAAGAAAATAACCCGTGATAGTGCCAAGTTCTACTTTAGAGAGCTTAGCTTACACCCTATAGAAATTTTCAACAAATATGCGGAACCTATGCGTAAGGCGGTGGTAGCAGCTAAGCTTGAAAATTTTGAAGGACTCACTTGGGACCATAGTACATGGCGCGCTTCAGTTTATGATAGCGAGCCATTCACTATGGATTTCTAGTGGAAGTCTATGCCTATTTGACTCACTAGGCATTATAATTGCTGAGTCAACCTCATCTTATCTAGGGGTTGGTTAGATAAAAACCTCACCGTTCTGGTTACGTATTGTATGATGTTACAAGGAGGACATAATAAATCATACGATAGCGCTTTACGGAGTTCAAAGTTTGGTAGTACAAGCTACTCACTGCTCAAGGAAAACTTTAAAAATCTCGAGCACCTCCTAGACAATAGGATACTAAGTGTTATTCTATTCGTCGAATTAAATACACTTGCTGATACAAATAATCTGCAGGACCAGCAGTCTAACCGGTCCGAAAACCCTACAACCACAAATTTTGTGGTTCCTGATGACCTTGTGTTATCAGCCATCCCGGACGATCCGGCGCCAATATCCTCGATGTATTTCAAGGCTAGTACTGACCCGATGTCCATGACCATTGCTAAATATTTAGGTAAACCTAAGAAGATAGCCGATGGTCAATTCTCAAATACTGATACTGCTCTAACTTTTAATGCTATCCGTTTACCTTATGATCTTATTTCCGATCCTGTTTATTGGGATAAGTTAAAAGGTTTTTTGGGGCTAAGAGCTACATTAGTTATCACCCTGCAAGTTAACGCGGAAAGATTTCAACAAGGTAGATACATGGTGACTGCCGTACCATGCGGTGGCGTGCCTTATACCTCCAAAGTTGAAGAATCCGTTAACTTACATTCTGCATCTCTTACGCAGAGAACGCAACTACCTCGAGTAGAAATTGATATTAACACTGAGAAAGCATGTATTCTACGCTTGCCCTTTTGTTCAGCTACAGATTACCATCCATTACAAATGGATGCTGTAGGCAAAGAACACAATATTTGGTATTCAGTTCGTATTTATCCATATAGTGCATTGGAGGCCGTCACAGGCGCCCAAACTGCTAATTACACTTTATGGTGTCATATGGAAGATGTTGAATTGATTGGACAAGCTATACCGGTATCTCTTCAAGCTAATATCTCTTCTTCTACCGTTAAGAAGAAAGCTTCCAACTCACAGAAAGAAGCCGAATCTGTAGGGGTAGGCCCTATTTCTAATATCACTTCAAAGATTTCTAAAGCAGCCAATATTTTGACTGTAATACCACTTGTTGGTCCATATATGACTACAGTTAGTTGGGCCGCTGATATCGTGGGATCTGTTGCCTCTGTTTTCGGCTTCTCTTCTCCTCTTAATATGGCACCTGCCCAAAGAGTAGCGCGCAATGCATTTGCATACATGACTTCCGTTGATAACGTTGATCAAGGAGTTCCTTTGTCCTATTCTGTTAAGAATGAAGTGAGGTTCTTGCCAGGATTGTCCACCACTCAAGAAGATGAGCTATCTATAGCTCATTTTTGTGGTCGTTCAACATGGCAACAGACAGCCACATGGAGTATTAGCGCATTAGACGACGATTTGATCGCTTCCGGACTTGTTGGTATCTATCCTAACTCATCTGCTCCACACACTATTCCTCTTCCTATTGTGCAAGATTGTTACACGCCCGCACAATTTTTGGGCACCAAATTTGCTAAATGGAGAGGATCTGTGTGTTTTAAGATTAAAATGGTGAAGACTGAATTTCATACAGGACGATTTGCTATATGTTTTAATCCCGTCGCTCGCAGCGCGGATGAACCTGCTATCACTTCCAGTGTGCAGCCTTATGTACACAGAGATATCGTCGACATTACTGGTATCACAGAATATGAATTCTGTATACCTTATGTCAATGAAGTGCCGTATTTATCGACTAGACCAGGCGCCAGTAACAATTCTTACGGATCGTGGCAATTACGAGTAGTGGATCCTATTGTATGTCCAGATACTACATCAGACACTATTACTTTCTTGATTGAAACATACATGTCAGATGATATAGAATTTGCTACACCAAAAGAAGATGATCACGTATACGTTGAACCAGTTCCTATTCAGTTACAAGGAGCTTTGGGTGATATGGTTGCACATGATCCTTCTCTAGACACTTCTCTTAATTGCATTGGTGAACGTATTATGTCGTTACGAGCTTTAGCCAAACGCTTCTATCCTATTCGTAGATTGAATTTGGCAGCTCCTGCATCCACTTTAGGTATCCAGTATATAATGCCGTTCGCATCCCAGACCTATACATATGCAACATCAACTGTTAATGACAGTTATTCAGATTTGTATAGTGACTTATCTAGAATTTTTCTATTTTCTCGTGGAGGTGTTCGCCTTAAGGCAACGCGTGATCCTGACAATGAAAATGCTTTTATTGTGGGGGCCACTCAAGATGTAGGTGATGTCTACACACAGTGGATTGAAGGATATCCTGTGGGTTCAGGAGTACCGACATTTACTAATTCTATGAGTTTAGCAGCACAATCAGCTTATATGATTACTGAAGCTCATGAACAACAACAAATTGAAGTGTCAGTGCCCCAATATCATTACACTCATTCACGAACCGAAAGTTTGCATTATGCAAGTCAGAATTACCCATACCATAGTTCAACTCTTACCATCACCAGTCAATTAGTGTCACCTACCACTGTGTACGTGATGCAATCTCTTGACACAGTGATGTTATCCGCTGAGGACCAAGTTGATCTTAAAGTACGGTGGTACAGGGCATGCGCTGATGATGCAGATTTTTCGTTCTTCATTTCTATTCCCCCTATGGCTAGTAACGTAGCTTAGGGGGTTATAGACGGTGATACCGTCAATTAAACCTGTCTCTTTTGAGGTTTGTTTCAGGTTACTTTATTAACGTCCTCGTTGTACACGTTAATGAAGGCAGTTCTTATGAACTGTTCTTATTTGTTACTGTTTTGTTATAGGTGCGTTTAAGGAATACATATGTATTGCTTTACGTGCTTGACAAAGCAGCAAACGCTATAATAAAAG